ATTCAATACCAAGTGATAAGCATTTTGAATAAACTTAAAATCCTCAAGTGCTACACTATTAATCTTTAGTGTGCTGTTACCTGGTGCAATTGTTTTAGGTAGTCCTGAACCACCTTCTTTTCCTAAATCTGTTGTGCTTAAAGCCATTTTACTTTGTTTTAATTAATCAATAAATACTTTGTCCCAGTAAGTCTTATACTCACCGTTTTCATCAATCTCAGCAATTACTATCTCTTCATTTCTGAGATGCTCTGGTCTTGCTCCACATGATACATCATCATTGGTTCTGAAGCTCAAGATGTTCTTATTACCCTTTCTATAGAGATAACCAATAGCATCTGAATTGGATGTTGTAATCCTCTTCAGCTTACCTGTTAAATCTAGATCCATGGCATTAAACGTACCTCCTGCTTTCTCTAACTGAGTATCCTTTACGTGACCTACAAAGATTACGTATGGAGCCCATGTTAGAATGTAATCAATGACTTTGGTAAAAGCCTGACGTGTCCAGAAATATCCTGCACCCTCTGGCAAGCCAAGGATGTTACCATATTTCTCTTTACCACCGCCTGGATTAAACCAATTCTTACCCATTGGAGCTTTTGAATAGAGCATTTCCGCATAAGGAATTATCATCTCCTCTAATGCAGTTATGGTATCTACAGCAATATACTTGTACGGATTACCCGCATCTTTGATTGCTTTACCAATTTCTTTGAGATCCTCAAAGCTTTTGGCTTCAACCTTCATTGCATTAAGATACTTAGTACCTCCTTCTAAGTCAAGAATAAGACAGTTATCAAGAGTACTTAACAGACTTGTCTTACCAATTTTTGGCTTTGAGAAGATAATCAGATTTTTGGGGCTCTTACATTCCGGAGCCACCTTTGTAGTTGGCAATACTATTCCCATGATTACTTTGATTTAATAATTTCATTTAACCATTGTTTGTGACTCACCGGTTTATTCAGCATGATAGCTGCCAAATCACGTAGAGTAATTTGATTAAACGGTGCATCCTGATCTGGATCCATAATCTCATCAAAGTCTGGAAATAATGCAGTTTGAGTAGGTTCTTCTTTCTCAAACTCAATCTTTACTAACTCAGATACCGGTACCAAATATCTAAAATGGCCGTTTGTACCTGGTTCAGTACGCTCATACTCCTCATCATAGTGAGGATTGAATCTCCACTTATAGAGTGCTCTCTCAGGATCTTCAGGATCAAGGTCAATGCTAGTGAACTCCACATAGATATCCCTGCCTTTCTTGACTTCACTTTGAAAGAAGCCAATATGTGTTTCATTCATACCTTTTGGTATATAAGCACACTTAGGAATAAATAGAGGGTTATCCTCTTGTATTAACTTGAACTTCCAATCATGATGTTTGAGCAACTCCTCAGTCTTCTCCTGTCTGTTTACGTTTGTTGCTTTAGTTGATAAACTCATAATTTACATCATTTAGTTGATAATCTTTTCTCCTGTTGAGGAGGTGTAATCATTTCTACAATTTTCATCTTTTCAAATTCAGCTTTGAAAAAGCTAAGTCTTGTATCACCATTTCTACATTTTAGAAAGTGCAAGACAATAACTCTGTCATCTTCAATCACATACCTATCAGGACCATAAAACCTAATCTTCTGTTTAGCAGGTCTATTGATACCTATAACAGTATCAGCATGCTGTAACAGAGCATCAGCCCCGAATAAATCAGACTCAAGTACATAATTACCATACTTACCCTCTTCACTTCTCTCTGGATTATCAATGTTCCTATTGAGCTGACTCAGCACAATAAATGACAATGAGTATTGTCTTTTGAGTAGAGTTAAAGCTTCACCAAGATTATTAAGCATATCATGCTTGTCTTTCTCATAGCTGGCTTTCTTAAACAACAAAGAGTGATCTATAGTAATCAGCACTTTTGGCATAATCATATTCCCTTCTGAATCATAACTTGCATTAGAAAGCATGTAATCCCTAACAATCTCCTTAAATTCCTCTACGGTGCATGGAGTTTCTACTACATCAATTGGATACTTTATCTTTTCTTTTGCGTAATCATAACATCTTTGTAAATCAGCATCACTTAATTTTCCATCAGCACTACACAAGTACTTGTAAGACTTTCCAATAACACTAGAATACTCACGTATTGCAGAAGTTCTTGCTAGCATCTCAAACTGAAACTGCAGAACTCTAAAGTTCTCACCTGGATTGAGAGGAAATGATTCTCTAACAATCTGTTCTGCAATCAGTGTCTTACCACTAGCCGGTCTTCCGCCTATAACAGTGAGTGTATTCCACTCTATACCATCTGTAGTAGCATCATTAAACTTAGGCCATGGAGTTCTAAGACTCTTTATGTGCCCATGCATTCTGCCCTGTAGATATTTTAGAGAATCTTGAAAACCCTCTCTTTGACTATTCCATTTTTTCTTAGGAGCAGCCTTCTTTTGATTATCCATAAACTACTAAATATTTCTTGTCTTAACCTTTGTTCTTTCATACAATGCATGCAGTAGAGTTATCACCGCTTCAATAGCAAAGTACTTAAAGAAAGAAATCTCAGGAACTAGGATTTTGGAAAAACCATACCCTATCATTGTACCCATTATAGCTAGGCACAGAAGTTTAAGTCTATCAATCATACTACTTTTTCTTTAAAATGAGAATCATACCCATAATCATCACTACCATTCAAATAGACCTCACAATAGTTTGCTAGCTCAGACTCAAATGTCTTTTCTGCTGGATTAAGCTTCCGGATAAAATACTGAGAAGTTCTCATGTACTTATATCCTTGTCTCTCAAACTCATCAATGTACATTTTTGTAGCACTGATTACAGTATCCCAATCATAGCTATGAGTCTCAAAGAACCATCTAAAGTTGTTCTCTAGATTCTTCTTATCTGACCTTGCATACTTACCGCTTGGAAGTTTAAATTTAGGAAAAATTTCCAAATATTCCTCAATTCTAGTGGAGAAATCATCACCCATAAGATTGGCTGATGTCTTCTTTTTACTGACTTTGAAATACTTTTCAATATCCTGTAGTAGATTCAGTGACTTTGGTGTTAAATTACCATCTGTAAGCCATCCATCAGCCGTTAGTCTTGTAACTTCTAGACTTGCATTAACAAGCTTACTGCACTCAACACTCTGTTTGTAATTATACAAAACATAAAATGCATTGGGAGTAAGACCAAGCTTAATTATTCTGTTAAAGATCTCTTCCATTACCATTCAATGTCAAAATTATAATTCTTCTTTACTATATCTGAGGTCTGTTGAAAAATGTTCTTACAGTCCCATTCAGAATAATTGTTATAAGCAGCTGCAGCCGGGTGACTCACATACAACTTGTAGTTGTTATCATTAACCGCATCTGACCATTCCTCAGCCTTCTTACCCATATAGATATAGACAAGACCGTTGTTATTCCATGTCAGGTAATCAAACAGATATGCAAGAAACGGTCTCCAAACTAAATAGTGCTGACCTATCTTACCTATACTAGTTGTCAAAGCAGAATTCAGTAGTAGTATACCCTGATTAGACCAACGCTTTAAGTCCATATCCCGTGATACATTTACACCATTATAAACAGTTTTGTTTACTGCCTCTAGCATATACTTAAGACTAGGTTGCATCTCTTCAGCTGTACTTAGACTAAATGCAATACCATCAGCTTGATTAATACCTGGATATGGATCTTGACCAACTATTATAACCTTGAGCTTATCATAAGGACATTCCTCAAATGCTCTAAACCAGTTCTTCATAGTAGGGGTAAACCTCTTACCATCTCTAGCCTGTTTGGCCAAAGCAAGAATTATATTCTCAAATTCTGTACTGTAGATAAATCCTCTAAGCACTCTTGCCCACCCGGATGGTTCAAGTTTAGCGTAGATCTTATCTTTTATCTCCTCAATATCAAGTTTATCACTCATAATTTTTATATTTGCGTTATGGCAGTAAAAGTTAATGAACTAAAAGACAATGCAGTAGTAGACATTAAAGTCAATAAAAACTACTACCTAATGGTGAAAGCTTCCTTGTTTCATCTATTTACTCAACTTACATCAGATAATAGTCAGAGAGAAGAAATTCTCAAAACTATTATGGAGAAGAAGTATGATGAAATGAGTGACCTTCAGAGAACTTTTTATACTCTAACCCTACTTATTACTGAAATTGAAAGAAGTGCTAAAGAGCAAAATCTTACTGAAGAGAAAGAGGTTCTTTTACCAGGTGACCCTGGATATGTAGAACCTGCTACCCAAGGTTAATACCATTATCTTCCGCAATACAGTTACATGCTTCTATAGCTAAGCTAATTTCATCTTTACTACAATCAGCAAACGACCTGTCTTTCAATCCTGCTTGTTCTTTTACAAGGAGTTTCATCTCCTCAAAGGTGTAACCAAGATCCATAGCAATAACTCTAATGCATGTATGTACTTTAGAAATTTGTGCTGCTGAAGCTTTAACACCGGATATACTAATAAAAATATCAAGTTCCTCTCCTTCCCTGAGATTCTTAATAAAGATCTCATAGAGAGTTTTGTCTTTTGAATCAGGATAGACAAGTTTGCCATCCTTCTTCACAAGTTTACCTGTAAACATTAGCTATTCTTTTTCCACTTTTGATGAAGGGCAACAAGAGTTTGTATATCTTCTATGTCTTTGATAGTTACATCAATTTCATAGCAGTACACATTCCATTGATAATTAGTAATTTCATCACTAGCATCACTGATAAGTGTAAAGTTATCATTTAACTCTAACTGGTAATGGTAGTAATCTTTTTCATTATCACTTTCTGATGCTAACACATCAACTCTTTCAAACCCTTCTTCAATTAACTCGTGTTCTCTAATCATTTCTCAACTAATTTGGTTGTTGTAGGTGTAATAAACTGTGAGTAGGTCATTGCTGCTTCAACAAACTCCGGAGATACTTTATCTGACTTGTTGTAGTCCCCGTGTCTTTTAATTCTCATTAGTCTTAGCGCTTTTACACTCATTAGAGCAATGTAGATATTATCATTGTCATCAGATAACAGCATCTTAGTAATGTTCTCTATTTGTTCATCAGTGATGATATCTAGATTCTTAAGAAGATTGATTTCTGACATAATCATAAAATCCGCAGGCTCTCCAGCGTGTACACCTTTAGTATACATGAACCAAAGATAATTAAAGTTTCTGTCTGACACCAGTGTAATATTAAAATGCTCTGCAGCAATTTTCTTACACAAGTTTCTATAAAGATTACGAGTTTTAGTATCAAAGATCCTTGAACTTATAGTCTTCATACTTTCTTTTTTGCAATTGGCGGTTGATAATTTTCTTTCAGCCAGAGAAATACATCATAGATTGTTTCACTACCGGTTCTTTTTACTTTGTGGTAAATGTCAATCCATAGATCTTGTTCCTCTTCATCAATTACTCTGTGGAGTAACTTTGCTGTTAATTCAGTATACCTCATACCAAGAGAGTCTATTTTGATAGTCTTATCAATCTCAAACTCATATTGTGTACCTTCATTACCATCGCAGTCATTTATCCAACAATCATCTGGATGGACTGGTATGGATTTTCCAATAATTTCTCCTGTGGATTCTTGCTCATTATAGATCATAACCCACTTCTCATAAGCTTTAGTTAATATACCTCTCATGATTCTTCTTTTTTAGGACGGTAAATAAAATAGTCACATTTGCCTTTAGCATCTGGTTTAAAGTCACCATATGTCTGTTGATACTTAGAAGGTACCGCAGTATATCTATAGCATGTTTTCTTCTGCAAGCACTTTTCATTCCTGCATAAACTTATATCCGGCATGATACTTAAATAAAAAAGTCAACAAAAAAATACACAAGTGCATTACCAACTATTGATCCTATAAATACACCAAGAAAGAATATCTCTACCTTGCTGAACATTTCATCTTTTTCCTTCATCTTATTCTAATTTAGAATATGTAACGTATTGTATTCCAAGGTATTATGCTATCATGTAGCTCAGTCCATTCTTTAATAAACTGTGCTTTCAATCCTGCTTTATACCTTATATTCTCTCCACCAAACTGTGATGTCTTAATCTCCTGTATTTCAGGCTTCCAAAGATACTCTTCTCCCGGAAACTTATTTAGTAAATTAAGATCATGTTTAGCTTCATTGTGTGTAAGAAAAATTACTTCTGCTTTTACAGATTGGTCATCCCATGCACGACCTCTGGCGTAAGCACTAACTGTTCTAAATAACTCAGCATAGTCTTCTAGCCATCCATCATATACAATAACAGGACTAAAATTCAAGTGTACTTCATAACCTGCATCTTGAAAATCTTCAACAGCATTAAGTCTGTACTCTATTGTATCAGTATTAGGCTCAAGAATCTCACGAAGTTTCTCCGGCATAAGACTAAATCTAATTCTAACCTTATCCTTTGGATCAAACCGTAATAAGTTTTTATTTACATCCTTTGTAGCAAAAGATGCCATAGCTTTAGGATGATCTCTAAAGAACTTAAATATCTTTTCCCACTCATGATACTTAGCATGAAGAGCAAAGTCCTCATTACAAGAAATATCATAAGTTATATACTTCTCATGTGTCTGATTAGGTTTATGTACATCTGAATCTGCAAACCATGAATGATGGTCTATGGCTGTAAGTATCTCTTCTGTATTAGTAGCTACATCTAACCCCACTGGATTATGTCTTTTCATGTAGCAATAACTACATTCATAAAGACAACCATATCCAAAACTTGGGCTGATATAATCTGTACTTCTACCAGAAGGCCTTATTACCATAGACTTACGTCTACCTTTTGTAATAATGCTCATTTTAATTTTCTCTGATCTAGATAATCAATAATAAATCCGGCAGCAACAATTAAGTTCATACCACAAGAAGCAACAATCTCTGTAATATCCTCATATATATTAGTCATCAAGTGTATGTGACCCACCATCCAGAAAGGAATAGATAGGTTCTGACTAATCCATACTATTAGATATTTGAGAAAGTGTTTCATGAGTTAAAACTTTTCTTCTACCTGTTCAAGAACTTCTAGTAAATGACCCTTATAAGCAGTGCCTGTTGCATAGTTTTCTGCAAGATGATTAATGTACTCACTTTGTGATTTAATCTTCTTTACAAATGTAGTTTGATACAATGCATAGTCAATTACAGATTCTCTCCATGTTTTAAACTTTGCATATGTACCACCATCTAATGCAACTGTACATCTACTCTTTGCTTTCTTCATACCAAATAAGTTATTGTTGTCTTTAAACATTTTAGATTTAAAGTTACCAGACTCCATAACTGCCTGTGCATAAACAACTTCAGGATATCTAATATTCAAATCTTTAAGATATTGAATAAGCTTTTCCTTAGTAAACTTATCAGATTTATCTCTGTACTCTACCATGTAGACTTTCTCTTTCTGTGGTACATATATCACTTTTGGATTCTCCATAAATGATAGTAGTGCTACAATAAAAAGTAGGCCTACAATAGTAGTTAAGTACAGCAAGATAGTTCTTTTGTCAAAAATTGCTTTTAGCATCCTTCCTCATTGTTTTTAGGTGGAACATAGTCTACCCATAGGTTAGATATATCATATCTCTTTAGTCTTAGAGCTTCTAGATGAATCTTTCTCATCTCTATTGACTGGCGCTTGACTCTGTTTAAGCCTTTCCTCAATTTCTCGTAATTCTTCATACTCTAACTCTTTTTTAAGTTGGTGTTCCGCAAGACTAAAGTCTTCAGGTAATTCATCTCCATATTCTTCCCTAATTTCCATGTACAGTTCTTTCATTCTTCCCATAGGGCAAGTGTTTTTTGTACTAAATCACGTATAGCTGTTCTTGGATCCATGTCCTTGATATAAGAGTACTTCTTAATCTTGTTGTAAGTTCTCTTGTCAAAGTTTATGGTGTAAGAATACTGCCTAGCAAATTGACCATTTAGAATATCATTCTTATCTACCGGTGGAAACTCATAAGGAAATTCCTTTCTGACATCCACCGTGTTGCGCATAAATGTAGCTTCAGCAACTTTAATAAGATTGTAAGGATGTTTCTTAGAATGATTTACACTTGATCTGTCAATACCAATTATCTTTTCTAGCTCTGTTTCCGGAACCTGAAACTTATAATAAAGCAATGCAATTATGTAATTTCTTGGATCAAGCTCAATTCTCTTTCTACTCCTTACATCTGGTCTTGTGTTTTTCCAATAATTAAGAACATCCTCTAGTGTGTATTCCATGATTATTTACCTAAGTCAACATATCCAATTATTACTCCTACTGGTGGAAATACAATTCCACATATTCTGATTGTCTCAGCTCTATACTTTGGTTCAAAATCACATTGTGATAAACGATATATATTAGCTACATATCCCCACAATATGGCAGCACTGAATACAATTGTTAATACATCTTTCCATGTATCTCTCATAAGTCTATTTATTAGTTGTTACTAAGCAGTTTCTAATTCTGCTTCTTTTAAGACAGGAGTCTCTGTAGCCATAGCAAATCTATCCGCATCAAAATATTCATAAGGGAAACAGCTCTGACCTAAATCAATCTCTGCTAGCTTTAATCCTATCTTGTTTCTTTGGATGTTCATTACTGTAGTAGAAATAACAGTGTATGTCTTTCCCTCTTCAATCCACTTTTCTGGTGGAATCTGCTTTGGACGGTTACTGCTATTAATGCACACTACTTTCATACTCCTCAAGTTCTATTTCTAGACCTATTTCAATCATTTCTGATTGTAACTCCATCATGTCTAGGAGATTACCAGAAGTGATATCACATTTACCATTGTTGTGTGCTATTACAGCACACTGTTCTGCTTGTTCTTTACAGTGACCACAATATCTCATAAGAGCAGCTATCACAAATAGATAACTGTTCTCATCATCATTCTTCAATATCAGTCTGTGTGTCTTTTCCAAAACCATAAATTCGTGTTCAATTTACAAAAAAATCATCATCTACAGGGCAATATTGAAATTCTTCCATGTTACCTTGTTGGGATCATATCCTTCTAGTGCATCCTTGACCCATGTTTCATCTATAGTTCCCATATAGCACAGGATATGAATTGTTGCAGTTTCATCAGGGTTGAGACGCAATAGCCTACCTCTAGGCATAAATTTGTCCAACAAAAGCTTTTAATGTTGAACTCTTACATTTCTGTAAGGATTGGACTATATCTTCATTTGCATATACCAGTTTATAACCGGCAACTTCTTTATTCATTTTAAGCATGTTTGCTATACAAGTTCTAGATAATTTAGTAACAGGGTGTACCTCCCTAACTGATTCAGCAATATTTAATATTACATTCTCAGTATTTAGTATTAGTACAGGCTTACTAGATTTATTAAGCAAGCCTTTTTTATCCTTCATTACATTATTTTCTAATTGTCTTTTGCTTAATGCTTTTTTCTGAGCTTCTGTAATATTAATTTGAGGAGTTGTTGGATACTTGTCAAACGGCTCACCATGTATTCTCCACACATAGCCAAATGCTGTTCTTCTTCCATAAACTCCTCTTGCAACCTGTGAAATTTTACTATTATTTTTTTCACTTCCTGTTACTTTATATGAAGCATCAGACAAACTTTCAAATGTATTCAGTAAGTTACCTTGTAAATCATATTGATCTACTTTATATCTTACTTTATCTAGATGTTCTTTACTGAATTTGTAATCTCTTACACCATCACCACCAGCTGTACCATTTACTAAATTATTCCACATCAGCTTATACTCAAAAATAGTTTGTATTTCTGCCATTTTTGCTTCAACTGCTGTATCATATTCAGCTAATAGATGAATTTTAGGTTTTTGATCTTTATCTAAAAGAGATTTAATCCAACAATGTCTATGGTGTCTAGATCTTTTATTTTTAAAAGATTGCTTGCATGATGAAATATGTCCAGATAATCTATTAAATAACTTTTGTTTTGTTATTCCAATATATCTAACACCTGTTTCATCACTCAATGAATAAAGTTTGTATTTTATATCTTCCATACCTCTGCGTATTACACAAAGCAAAGGTAGATAAAAATATTTAATTATACAAATGTCCCCCGTTTCCATGTAGTAGCTAGCTACACGTACTCTATTTCTAGATAGTCTCTGAACCTTCATAAACGGACTGTTTATGCTTGGCTGCTGATTGGCATATCATTTCTGACTTAGCTTTCCAGACAATTAAAGGGATTTAAAGAGGACAGGTATGTTTATCCTCTGAGCAGACTTTCTCTCATTACCATATGCATGCATAATGATACCTTGGCGTAGCTCAGGAATATTTACACCCTCACTTAATTGAAGTACACAAGATAGTTTAGTTATCTCTCCATTCTTAAACTTAATCAAACTATCTGGAGATTCCGGATTGTTGCTATGATAACTATGTTTACATAGCCTGTCAGCTTGCTCTTGTGTATTTGCAAATATTAAGCATTTGGATTTAATACTCTCTGCTAATAGCTTAGTATACTTTTCCTTACTAGGATAACCCATCATAGCTTTCATACGCATCACCCGTGCAATTTGTGCTGACTTACCACTACCTGCCGTTTCTACTCTATTACACCAATAGTTATAATTGGCCTGCTCAGTCGTATAGAATGTACCCTTAGCACTTGTTACTCCCAAAGACTTGTTTTTGTTATCTAGGTGTAACTCATGCACTATGATCTTGTAATCATTCAAGATATTGTCATCTACGGCATTATCCACCAGATATTCATAGATAATAGGACAGTAATCATTTACCATTCTACCCTTCTCTGAATCATCTCTTTTAGGTGGAGTACCGGTCAAGCCAAGAATCTTTCCATGATAGTTATCCAAAAACTCCCGGTGGCTATCTTTAATATTATGTACTTCTTCTAATATTATAATATCATAGGCGTTTGGGTCCTTTTTACTCAATGATAAATAAGTAGTAAATTCTGTATTATTAGATACAGATTGCATATTGAACTTATCTATTTCATTCTTCCAATTATCAATGATAGATAAAGTTGGTGATACTACAAGTATATTACAAAAGGTTAAACTATTTATATTATGCTCAATATACTTTAAACCTACAAGTGTTTTTCCAACTCCTACAGATAAGGCTAAAGTGCATCTTCTATTTTGTATAGCATAGTCTAATGCTAAAGATTGAATTTTTTCTCTACTCATCTTTATATGAAAATTTAAAAATACAAAAGGGTAATTGTTGTAAAATAAAAAAACTAAGCTTGTTTAAATGAATATTATTAGCTTTAGCAGCTTTTGTTAATGAGTCATAAAAAGTAACTGTATTATCTTCTAGATTTAATCTTTCTACTTTTTTCTTATACCCAAGACCATTAGCTGTCATAATAGTATTATCAACATTACCCATATCATAATCTCTTTTATAAACCCATTTGAATTTAACTGCACTTTTTGCTCTTTTAGCAAGAACATTACCAATATTAGTGTGCGTTGTATTCAGTTTTTTTGCAGCTGCAGTAACTGATTCATGCACTGCTACAATTTTTCCATTTAAGTCCAATTGTACAATAGGTACTTGATGAGCCAGTGCTGATCTTTCTCTAGATGATAATGACTTATCTTTAACTACTCCTTTACCACCCTCATGTAAATTTGTTAAGTTCTCTATACTAGCAATCCATTTTTTTTCAACATTTTCCCAATTATCTTTATTTGCACAATCAATCTGTTCAATAACTGGATACTTACCATTTTTTATGAGATTTAGTATCCAGTTATGAACATGCGTACAGTTTCTCTTTTTAGAGTAATATACATGATTAGATAATCTTTGTGATAACTTTTGTGTTGTTACTCCAATATATCTTATCTCAAGATTAGTTGGATCTTTTAAAGCATAAATTTTATGTGTACAATTTTCCATAGTATATATATTATTACAG